ATGGAAATAGTAATACTGATAATAATATTTTTAGCTATAGGAGCTGTTCTGTATGGCTTCTTTCAATCTGCTTTTGATACTTCTGAAAGCACTGTTTTACAGACAACTTTAGAAAAAAAATCTCCACAGAAAAGTTTAGAAGAAACAGTAAATCAAGTATTTGATGAATTGGTTCAAGAACATCCATTGCTTTCTATCATCAACTTCAAAAACGCTGGAGCACGTTTGAAAGCTCTTACTGTTAAAACAGAAACTGGTACTGCACAATGGGGCAAGATCAGCGATGAAATCAAAGGTCAGCTTGACGCTACTTTTGAAGAAAAAGGCTTCGAGCAAAACAAACTTACTGCATTTGTGGTAATTCCTAAAGATGCATTGAAGTTTGGCGCCACTTGGTTGAAACAATTCGTTATGGAACAAATCAAAGAAGCTATGTCAGTAGCTCTTGAAGATGCTATCGTAAACGGAACTGGTGAATCTAAACCAGTAGGGCTTATCAAAGACCTTTCTAAAGGTACTGTACAAAGCGATAAAGTTGTTTACAGCACTGATAAAGAATCACTTGCGAGCCTTGCAACATTGACTCCTGAAACTGCTGCTAAACTTCTTGCACCAGTTATGAAACACCTTTCTGTATCAGACAAAGGTAACTACTTGAACATCGCAGGTCAAACTTACTTGCTAGTAAACCCTGCTGATTACTATGGATTGGTTGCACAATTCACTTACTTGAACGCTCAAGGTGTTTACACAGCAGTCCTCCCATTCGGTATCCAATTGGTTGAATCTAAAGCTATTGCTTCTGGTAAAGCTATTGCCTTTGTAGCAAACCGCTATGATGCATATATCGGTGGTGGTGTAGCATTGGAAGAATTTGACCAAACATTGGCTATTGACGACTTGCAATTGGTTACTGCTAAGTCTTACTGGTACGGTAAAGCGAAAGACAACCACGTTTCAGCACTCCTTACACTTGCGGGTGGATAAGAAAGGAGTAGCCTATGAAGGTTAGAGTATTAAAGGGTTTCGAAGACTTCGATGCGGGCGTTATTCGTCAGGCAGGAGAAGTCTTTGAAGCTACCAAAGTACGCTTTAAAGCACTACAAAGCGCCCTACCAATGGACTTTGTAGAAGAGGCGGAAGAAGAAATAGAGGAGTAAAAGAAGCATGGCTATTGATACAGCTAATTTCGCAGGAGAAAACCTACAAGCATTCAAAAATCGTATGCGCATTACAAGCGAAGACGAAGATGAACGCTTAAAAAGAATGTTAACCTCTAGTATCGTAGCCACTACTTCACTTGTCGGAGCAACAGAACTTGATGAAATGCTGACAGAGTTAACCTTTGAACGTGCTAGATATGTCTACCATGATGCATTAGATGAATTTCAAAAGAATTATGCAGATGAAATTGAACTACAGACCTTCCTCAATTCATTGAAGGAGGGATGATATGCTGAGAAAAAAATCTATTAAAGATGAAAAGGTAGACAACGGAAAGCTAAACACAATGGTTATTTTCTCATCAGCAAAACCAAAAGGAAGATTGCCTAGCCAAGCGCAAGAACAGAAAGAATTGTTCAAAGCTTGGGCAGAAGTCTATAACCCATCACTAAAAGATATTGAGATTATGAGAGGTAAAGGGATTCAACGTGCGGTAACAATCGTCATAAGGAATCCTTTAGGTTCTTATTTACCAAAGAACAGTCACTTTGTAACCATCAAAGACAAGGCTTACGAAGGTCTTTGGGGGATCGAAGATATCCGCCCTAGTGATCGATACATCACATTGCTATTGAAAGGAGATTTCAATGGAACGGTGGGGAATTAGTGTTGAGGGAGTAGATGAAGTTCTTAGAAATCTAAATAACAAACTTGGTTCTGGAAGAAGAAACCGCATTAGCCGTGAAGCAATCAATTACGCTGCAGAGTTTGCAGAGAATGACTTAAAAGAAGTAACGGGTACATTCCAACGGACAGGCAGAACAACGCAAGAGACGACTCACTCAGAGGCTAGAAAGATAGGTGGTGAAATTTTCCAAGCTAAAGTAGGTTGGGGAGCTGGTTCACGTTGGCGACTAGAACACTTGAACGAGTTCGGATTTACTAAGTATGGTAAAACCTACCCTCCTAATGGAAATATCCGAGGATTTGGGAAACTAAGACAGTATGCAGAAGCACAGGCTCGTTTCGAGGCACACAAGGTTCAGGTTGCTAAAGCACTTGAAGCTGACGCAGAGGCAGCCGCTGCTGCTCCCGTTGCCGCAGCTGAGCCAGCACCCGCATCATCTTACTCTTCCGATGAGAAGTCTTCCGCTGGTACTCTCGCATCTGACGAGGCTCTAGCAGAACTGCGTAAGAAGCTGACTGGCAACTAA